ATAATGCAAAAGCTAATTACGAGAATAACTTAAAAGGACTATTTAGTTACTTTAAGAATAAGAATGTATTAAGTTACTTAGCAGATACTCCGGATATATTAAAAGAGATGGACTTTATGAAGCCTACAGCTAATTCATCTAAAGGAACAAGAGCTACTGCTCCTATAAACGCATGGGGAAGACAGTTACAAGTATCTTGGCAATTAACTAATACTACTAAGATAGACCCAGAGTCTGATGAAGCTCCAGTATTGAATTTACATAGAGTACGTAGTTTAAGGTACTTAGAAGAATGTTTAGTATGGAACCCAGATGGTAACTACGATATGGTATCAGCTATGGGAATGCTATTTATATATAGAGAGGAGAAACTAAGACAAGTTACCTCTATGAAAAAAGAGTCTGCAGACCAAGCAAACTCTTGGGCAGATGATAGTTTTTGGGGATCCTCAAACAATGAGGATAGGAGACTAAAAAAAGTTAAAATGTTGTTCGAAAAAAGGGAAGCGTAATCGACAACACATTATGGCTATATACCGTAGAGTAGCAATAAGCCTATTCTACGGTATTTTGTGTATATTAATTAAAACTCGAAGTTTAATGAATGACAGTGTAAAAAGAGGTGCGCCGAGGCAGCGCCTTAGTTATAAACTGAAGAATAAGAAGTGGAGACAGGATAATATTGATCAAGCTGAGAGATTCTCCTTGTACAATAGTGAAGGAGTACGCCAATCCTTAAGTAATAGGATTAGTAATACCTTATTATATAGTGGAATAGTTTCTCCAAAAGATATGGCAAAAGCATTAAACCCTAATGAGGTAGATGCCAGTTACATACCTACAGCAGTCCCACACCACCCTATAATGTCACCTAAGATAGACGTACTTATAGGAGAAGAGATTAATAGAAAATTTGATTATCATTTTACTGTTACATCTCCAGATGCTATCACCGAGAAGGAAGATGGCAAGAAACAAGAAGTTTTATCCCAACTATCTGCAATGATCCAATCTTCTGCTACAAGCGAAGAGGAGGTTAACCAGAAAATGGAAGGGTTACAAAAATATTTAAAGTACGATTATCAAGATATGCGAGAGCGTATGGCTAATCTACTTATGAAACATTATTATGAACTAGAAGAATTTGACTTAAAATTCAATGAGGGGTTCAAAGATGTTTTGATTAATGGAGAAGAAATTTATTCCTGCGATGTCGTAGGAGGCGAGCCAACTCTAGAAAGGTTGAACGGACTTAAAGTCCGAGCAGTAAGGAGCGGAGGATCTAATAAAATAGAAGACTCCGATCTTATAGTTATTGAAGATCACTGGTCACCAGGTCGAATAATAGACACATTCCATGAAGACCTCAAGCCTAAGGATATTGATTATATAACGGGACATACCTCTTCGTCTCGTACTGATGGGAATTATACTGATGACCATAATAATCCTTTATTATTCGACAATGGTACCGGAGATTTAGATGGTATATTTGACTCTTATGCAAATATAGCTAGTATCAACGGACATATGTTTTCTTCTGATTACACAAGTGAAGAAGGAGATATAAGAGTTATCAAACTACTTTGGAAGTCGCAAAAAGCGATCTATAAAGTTAAATACTATGATAACTTAGGAGAAACACAGCATAGAATAGAAAACGAAGAATATATTCCTGACGAAGAGAAAGGTGAGGAAGTTACTAAGATGTGGGTTAACGAATGGTGGGAAGCTACCAAGATTGGTAAAGACCTTTACCTACAGATGAGACCTAGACAGATACAATATGTAAATATGTCTAATCCATCTAAATGTTATCCTGGAATAGTAGGACAAGTATATAATACAAATCAAGGAAGATCTATAAGTCTGGTAGACAAGATGAAAAACTACCAATACTTATATGATGCTATTTGGGCTAGGTTGAATAAAGCAATCGCTAAGAACTTAGGAAAAATATTACTATTAGATAGTGCCGTTATACCAAACGGATGGGAACCAGAAAAGTGGATGCAACAAGCTACTAATATGGGGATAGGTATGGTAGATGGTTTCAAAGAAGGTAATAAAGGTGCCGCGCAAGGTAAACTTGCTGGTAACTTAAATGGTTCTACAAATAGTAGAGCTATAGATCTTGAAACTGGTAACTATATCCAACAACACATAAACTTATTAGAGTTTATAAAAGCTGAAATGGGCGAAATTGCAGGTATCTCTAGACAGAGAGAAGGGCAAGTGTCTAACAGAGAGTCAGTTGGTGGCGTTGAGAGAGCAGTTACACAATCTTCTCATATCACTGAGTGGTGGTTTAACATACATGATCAAGTTAAGAAAAGAGTACTAGCTACGTTTTTAGAAACAGCTAAGTATGCTCTAAAAGGAAATACTAAGAAATTAAACTATATAGCAGACGATTTAACTAAACGTGTTTTAGTTATAGATGGTGAATTACTAAATGAGTCTGACTATGGAATAACAGTGACATCTTCTCAACACTCTAAGAAAATTAGAGAGGTTACAGAGAATATGGCACAAGCCTTTATGCAAAATGGAGGTAGATTCTCAACAGTGTTAGATATATTTAATAGTCCTTCATTAGCAGATATGCGTAATAAGATAGAGCAGTCTGAAGATGATCAAGCACAGAGAGAAGCTGAAGCTAGCAAGCAGAATCAACAAATAGAGGAAGCTAAATTAGCACAAGCAGAAGCTATGTTAGATAGAGAAGACAATAACAAGAATAAAGATAGATTACTTAAAAAGTATGAAATTGACGCTAACAATTTAGTGAAGAGAGAGCAAATGGATATCCAAGAGGCCGGTAACAATGATGATGGCATCGCGGAAAGAACAATATCGTTAGCGGAGGATAAACGTAGTGATGAGTTATTACTGAAATTAAAAGCACTTGATCAAGATATGGTTAAAGGTAAGATGGATGACACAACTAAGCGTTATATAGCTGACAAGAAACCAGTAACAAATACAAACAAATAAGATGGCAGTAACGGGAGAGACTGACTCATTAGATCTAAATTTTGAAGATTTAGAATTTATGAGCGGTGATTTAGAAAATCTAGAAGGAGGAGCATCAGATACAGTAGTAGATGGTGTAGATCCTAATCAGCTAAGCGCTGAAGAACAAGAAGCTGCGGATAAAGCCGCAGAAAAAGAAAGAGATGACGTAGCTGCAGCAGCAGCCGCTGACCCAAATGAGGAAGCCGCCGAGGGTGAAAGTCCGGATGCAGTAAGTGGTAGTTCTACAGAAGATAAGGAAAAGTCCGATGAAGGGACCTCTCCCCAACTTTATCAGACACTAGCCACCGTTTTACAAGAACAAGGCGTCTTATCTTCTGTAGAAGATTCTTCCTTAAAGGATATAAAAGATGTAGAGGGACTTGTATCTGTATTAAAAAAACAGATAGAGCAAGAGGAGTTTAAAGACTTGTCGAATGCCCAAAGAACAATCCTAGCGGATATGAGAGCAGGAGTATCAAATGATACAGCAGCTTTATACAAAAAGTCAATGGATCAATTAGAGTCAATAGACACTAAAGTAATTGAAGAAGACAAACAAGCTAGATTTGATTTAATTTATCAAGATTTCTTATCTAAAGGATATTCAGAAGAGAAATCAAGTAAGTACGCTAATAGAAGTTTTAGTCTTAAAGAAGACTTGGAAGATGCTAAAGAAGCTAAAGAAGCTTTAGTTAAAGCAGTAAAAGACAGATACGAGCGTTCTAAAGGCAAAGAGCTAGAAGTAGCAAAAGCTAAGACAGATAAGATTGAATCTGATAAAGAAGATTTAAAAAAGAAAATATTGGAATCTAAAGAAGTGCTTGCAGGCGTGGACGTTCCTGATAATGTGAGAAAAGAAGTGTACACAGAGATGACTAAAATAGTCTCTAATGACCCTGAAACAGGAGTACCAGAAAACTCACTAATGAAATTTAAAAGAGAAAACCCAGTGGACTACTCTCATAAACTATATTACTTATATAAGGTCACAAATGGCTTTAAAGATATAGACTATTTCAAAGGAAAGAAAGCTTCTTCGGCAACGAAAGACTTAGAAACCGCATTAAGACAATCAACCCATGTAAGTGGAGGAGGTAATCCATCATTTACTGACGATGGAGAATCCCACTTACTGGATATAGGGGAGTTAATTCTTCCAGAAGATACGTAGCATGGGGACCACCTTCTTGAGAAGAAATGTACTCTTTTCTCTTAAGGTATAAAACGTTAGAGTACTACAATAATTTAATTATTAACAAATGAGTATTGCAAAGTATGTTATGACCAAAGGAAAACATTGGTCCGGATTAACAACTAGGAATCACTTAGGTGCTATTTTTCAAAGTAAACCTCAGGTGGCTTCTAAAATTACAGGTGTGCTGTTACAAAGCGCTGGAATGAAAAACTTAGATACAGTTTTAAACCAGTTCCCTTTACACTACATCGATGACGAAGGTGATTTTACTTGGAAACTAGTAGGAGCACATGAAAGAAACATCCCTCTAATTAGAGCGGAAGTAGGAGGAGTAACAGTAGCTAACGACGCAGACGCCGTAGGTGGAGGTCGTGGAGTTATTGACTTAATCTTCGGAGAAAAGTGGTTTACAGATGTTCATGTAATTGCGGGTAACAAACCGGATTTATATCAATATCGTATCCTAGGAGAACCAGTACAAATAGCTGTAGGAGAATTTAAGTATTCTGTAGAGATTTGGGGTGGTTCAGAAACCTTATTAGGTGTACCTGGTACAGAACTTCAGTATGGAGAGAAATTCTCTATTGAAGGAGCGCCAGTAGAAAGAACTATGTCTATCAAGGGTGCGGATATAGGATTCAGTTCTCCATTTATTTTGAAGAACACTATTTCTCAATTGAGAGTAGAGCACACAATGCCTGGTAACATGATTAACTATAAATCAAACAACAACGATGTTTTGTTTGCTAATATAGAATCAGTTGACAAGAACGGTAAGAAACACACAAGTACAGTTTGGCAACAAGAAGTATTTTGGAGATTCGAACAAGGTCTTTCTAGGTTAAAAGCTTACACAACTATGTTTGGTAAATCAAACAGAGCTGAAGACGGTGAATTCTTAAATACTGGTAAATCAGGATTTAAAATTGAAGCTGGTTCAGGTATCCGTGAGCAAATGGACGTTAGTAACGTTGTGTTATATAACACATTCAGTCTTCCAGTATTAGAAGATATGTTACATAACTTATCTGAAGGTAAAATCGATTTCGCTGAGCGAACTTTCGTTTTACGTACAGGTGAAAGAGGTGCAGCACAATTCTCAAGAGCAGTCGACAAAGACGGTTCTGCATGGGAAAAATCTAATGCACAAAACCCTGCAACAGTTAGAGCAGCTTCTAGTAAGTTACACTCTAATTCGTTAAAAGGAGGTTACCAGTTTACAGAGTACGAATTTGCTAACAGCATCAAAGTGATGGTGGAAGTAGATCCTATGTACGATGATAAAGTGCGTAATAAAATTGAACATCCACTTGGTGGTGTTGCTGAATCATACAGATACGACATCTTGTATATGGGATCTCAAGAAGAGCCTAATATCCAAAAGATTGCTGTAAAAGGTATGGAAGATATTCGCGACTACCAAGCAGGTTTCCGTAATCCGTTTACTGGACAAGTAGGTGGTGGAAGTATGGGTAGAATGGAAGATAGTGCAACTATGACAGGTTACTGTATGTTAGGTGCTATGGTTAAAGATCCGTCAAGAACGGCTTCTTTAGTTCCTAGTATATTATACCAATACTAGTCATAAAGAATTTTTAAGGGGTACTTAATTGTGCCCCTTTCATAAAATATTAAAATTATTATAATGGGAGAGAAAATAAAAGGGTTTGACTTGCCTGATGAAAAAGTTGTTGTGAAATTCATTAGTCGTAAAGTAGGAATTGCTGCAGACGTTAGTGATAATCATATTGTAAGTGGAGGAATGTTAGATGGGTCTTATAGAAAATTCCCTTGTCCACCGCTAAGAGGAGGAGGATTGAAAAACATCCTTACATCAGAAGAAAAAGAATTCTTCGAAGAAAAAGTATTTCAAGGAGCAAGTTTATCAATGTACAGTAAGTTCTGGGACGATAGATATGTAACTTTGAAAAAAGATGGTATAGTTCTGAATTTAACTAATCCAGAAGATTACCTAAAATATAAAATGTTGCTAGGGTGGAATACAGTTATTGCGCCGTCTTTAAAACAGTTTAAAGAACATCCGACTATTGCTTACCAATTTTACATGGAACGCGAAGGAGAGGAAGTAAGACTTAAGAGTAAGACCTTAGCCAAAACAAAATTAGCTTGGAAAAACTTTAGTAAAGTTGAAGGAAACAGAGAAGTATTATCAGCTATTATCTTTCTAATGGGAGGTAAAAAAGTAGCCGCTAATGCAACACTAGAGTACTTGAATACAGAAGTAGAAAGAATTGTAGATGAGAAAGCAGAAGGATTTAATACCTTAATAGCAGACTCGCAGTTCGAGACTAAAGTACTAATTGCAAATGCAGAGAGAGCTGGAGTGATCAAGAAAGTTAAAGGAGCGTATGAAACAAAAGACGGCTTACCTATAACTGGAAAAGGACAACCTGCCACGGTATCGAATGTGGTAAACTTCCTTAATGATCCATTAAATAACGAAGTTAAAGAACTAATCCTTTCAAGATTAGACAACATTAAAGAATAGTTATATGACAACAGTAGAGTTTAATAATGAATTTGATATATTATACGACAGTATTGCTTCACTAGGAGCACCAGAATTGGACGGGTATGAAAAATCAGTATTTCTTACTAAAGCTCAATTGGAGTTAATTAAAGAAGTGAATGGCCCAGGCAATAAGTATGGGACTTCATTTGAAGGATCTGACAAGAGAAGAGTAGATATGAGAGAGTTGATTAAAGACTATAAGGTAACACCTACAGTATTGGCTGGCGGTATATCTGATAACTCCTTCACTGCCGGAATTCCTAAAGATTGTTTTTTAATTAAATATGAATCAGCCTTTTATAACAAACCAGGCTGTACAAAAGATAGTAAGATAGACATCGTACCTATAAAGTACGATGAATATCATCAAAATATGCGTAATCCCTTTCGCAGACCAGATAGTCAGAATGGGTATAGACTAGATATGAAATCTAATGATAGTGGAAAATTTGTTGAGCTTGTTACAGAAAAGCCAATTCACACTTATCAAATTAGATACGTCCAGTACCCTATACCTATTGTACTAATGGATTTAGAAGGAATTGCACCTGGTGAGGGTCTTTCAGTTGACGGAATCTCTACCATTTCAGAATGTGTTTTGGATCAAGAATTTCATAGAGAGATACTTGATAGAGCTGTACAACTAGCTATGCTAGCGTATAAAGGAGAAGCACTTCAAACGAAAGTTCAACTAGACCAGAGAAACAATTAATATTTTAAAAAATGTTTACACCAAGAAACGTAAGTCAGTTACTAGTAGCTGACACAAATGCAACCACTGCTTATAATGCAGCAGGAACAGCAGCAGCAAAGAAAGCTACTTTAGATACAGTAGGAAAATATGCAATCATTGGGAATATCTTTCCAGTACCAGTAGGATCATCAATTACTTATACAGTAAATGAGTCTGTTAGTCTGATTGTAAAAACAGCAGGAGGATTCAAAGTATCTGAAGCAATTTCAGCAGGTATGTTAGATTCTTTTAAAGGATCTACATTAGCAGTAGGAGTTAATGCTAAGAAAACTTTAACTTACCCTGTAGGAGATGCACAGGCTAATAAAACTTATGGCGTTACTTTAAACGTACATGACAATATCGGATCTATGCTAAATGACCGTTTCCTTAATGCATATGTAGTAACAGATGCAAACGGAGCTTTCTTAAAAGCAGATGGTACTTTAGGAACAGCTACATTAACAGCTATCTTAGTTGAATTAGCTTCTTTATTACAAGCTACTTGTGACCAAAGTCAAGAAGGATATACTATTACGTCTACAGCGACTACAGTTGTAATTGAGCAATTAGCTATTGGACATAAAGTAGGATTCATTGATGGTATTGCTAACCCTTTTGATGCAAAAGGACAAATCACTGATGAAGGAGTTAATGGAGGATTCTTCAACTCTTTACCAGCAGTGCTTACAGATAGCCAAGCATTCCGTGCGGATGACTTAGTACAATTGAAAAACTTAGAGTGGTTCAACTCAGGATATGACAAAGATGCTTACAGAGATATTTCTTATCCTGCAAGTTTTGATGTTGATAGTAATGTAGTTGGAGCAGGAATTGCTATTGGAGATTCTTTAGGGATCTACCAATTCCATAAAGATCGTGACGCTACTAACGTAGAACGTCAGCACAGACAACTTGTTGTTGCTGGTGCCGGTTTTGATGCTATCAATACTACTTTAGCAGTTTTAGATACTACCGCAGCATAGTAACTGCTTAATTGAATTTATTCACCAAAAGGGTTGCGTCATACCGACTCAGCCCTTTTTTTATACCATCAAATGGAAGAAAGACTAAAAAAGTATTATATTGATAACGTTACGCTTGATGATCAGGTAATTACGTTGAGTAAAGAAACGGACTGTGGTGTATATCAAATGCTTGATTCTAGCCAAATTATTCCAGCAGGTGAAGAAATGGAAATAGCTTTCCCATCAGATGGAATTTACAAAATTTATAATGATGAAGTAGAAGTAGGAGTAGCTAAAAACTACGTAGAACTATTTAATAGCTTCATAACATATGTTTCTGCAGTTATATGTGGGAACACATCTTGCATTACTAAAAATGCATGTATACAAGAAGAAATAAGTTACTTAGACAATGCTTATAGTAAGGGAATTTTATATGTAGCCAACATGACTACTAGATATGACCAAGCTTTACTAAATGCTATTGCAAAAATACGCTGTTCGGCTTCAGAGGTCTGGAACGATATAGCAAAACAAGAAACTCTTACAGGACTGTCTAATACAGCAGAACTAACAAAAATAGAATTAGCTCTCCTATACATGGAATTACGCGCTAAAGATATTTCCTATACTGATCCTGTCGATTACGAAGAATTAGACAAATTATACAAGTACACAGAGCTAAAAAGATGTATTAAAGCACTTGGAGTTGTAGAGTGTGAAGTTCCAGAAGCACCAGGAGGAATATCTCATGAGGCTACACTGACTGTAAATCCTATTTATATCCCACTTGGGACTCCTTCAAATATTATAATTACTTATACTTTCAACCCTAGAGAGGATGAATTTATAGAGGTTATCGATTCTAATGTACCTAACGTAAGCTTACTTAAGTTTAACGGACTTACACAACAAGAAACCATAACAGGAGTGACTAATGAGGATAATTACTATATCACTTACTCTTATAAAAAAGGAGGAGAAATTTATCAAAACAAAGTAGAAATGAGAACAATAGCTAATCCTCCACAATGGTTCGGAGGCGAGACTACCACCGCTGATTTTTCACCAGGAGGAGTTGCAACAGTAGCAACTGTATCAGCAGCTTTAAATAACATAGCCCCTGTATATCAAGAAACATCTAACGGAAGTTCTTCTAATACAGATACTACTGGAAAATATATATGGTGGGTAACAATGAACCCAATAGATTTTTATATAGGAGCATTTAAAATTCCTGTAGGTCCATGGACTGATTCCTGTGACCCAACCTCATATGCAATTATTACTAAAACAGTTCCTACAACTATGGGAGATGGGAGTACGGTTGTGAATATGAATTACTATAGAACTTGTCCTTTACAAACACTGTATGGCCAAACGCTAGAGTACAACTTAAAAGACAAATTAAATGGCTAGATCGTACAAACAAGGAATGACTACTCCTAAGGGGCTTATAATGACAGCTCCTGAACCGGTAGATCAAAGAACCGTAGTAGAAAGTGAAGCGGATTTATTAAGTCCTTCGTTAAACGCGTATCCTGGTCTTATGGTTACTGTGTTAAATGCAGAAGGAGAAGGTAAACCTGCTTACAGAACATATAAATTAGAAAGTACAAATGCTTCAATACCAACTAACTGGGTACTTTTAGGTACTGGAGTTGAAGGTGGTGGCGGAGGAGGTACTGTAGAAGGAATAGGTAAATTCATTTCTATAGTTTTTACAAAAGTACAAACAGGTGCCCCAGCACAGCCAGTAGGAGGTACTTATGATAATCCAATTCCTAATACAGTTGGAGGAACAGTGTGGTCAGATGGACCACCAGTTGGGCCAGATACTCTTTGGATGAGTACTGCTTCATTTGAAAGCACAGCAGGGTGGGAGCCAGGTTGGAGTGCCCCAATACCAGTAGGAGATACAGATAATATTGATTTTGAATTTGCAGGAGCAGATGCAGTAATAAACCCATCTACAGACAAACCATATCCACCTGATGGAATTAGATCATACTGGCATAATGATAATATACCAGCATCTGATTACTGGATGGCTATAGGGACAAAGAGTGCTGGAGTTACTCTTTGGCAGATATTTAAAATAGTAGGAGAAGGCGGAGGAGTTGGCCCACAAGGACCAACAGGACTGTCTTATAAAAATGTTACTTATTTCACTAGAGATAGTAGAATAACAGAATTAAATAAGGTATATGGTGGTTATTTTGACGACCCTGAGCCAACAGATACAACTACCGAAGGAGGTACACCAGTAGCAGGAGTACAATGGACTGATGGAATTCCAATAGGAAGTGGTAAGTTATGGCAAGTAAAATATACATTTAATAGCACACAAACAATACAAGACGTTAATCGACTATGGACTTCTCCAGGAGGGTTAACAGATACTGGTACAGTAGATTATAAATTTAGTGATCAATTTGCTAAACCAGTTAATCCAGATATTGCTGTAGGAGGAATATGGGAGGACACTTCTACTTCTAATACAGTATGGGTTGCACAGCAAACTATATTAAACGGAATTCCACAAAATTGGAATATTTGGCAAGCCAAAGGAAACACAGGTCTACCTGGTTCAGGAGTTAATATAGTAGGATATGACACGATAACTAATATCTTAGATCATGATTTAGTAGGGCTTAATCTTTATGATATATATGTAGCTTCTAATGAGGAACTTGGGGCCACAGTCCCAGGAAGTGCAAATGATGCTTATTTATATGTAGGAGCAGGGAACGGAACTGCAGGGACTGCTTGGGATAATATAGGTACAGTTGTTGGTTCGAATGGTGCTGCTTATTTGCAGTCATTCGCATTTACAAGAAGTTCTACTGGCGTACCAGCGTCACCTACTGGAGGTACTTTTGCAAGCCCATTACCTACAACAATAGGGTGGTTTGATGGGTATCCAGACCCAGTACCAGATACTAAAGTATATATGTCTTCTAGATTTTTCTCAGATGACGCGCTTATTAATAATGACTTGGAGGATTGGAAAATTCCTACTCTTGCTATGGATAGTGAAAGTACTGATTTTCAATATGCACTTAAACAAACACTTGATGCAACACCTCTTCCTCCAGACCAATCCCCTTTAACATGGGTAGATGGAACAGCGACTGGAGACTTCTATTGGATGGCTATTGGTAAACTAGATACAAATGGTGATGTAGTATTGCCGTGGACAGTTCGTAGGATTAAAGGAGAAAAAGGAGATACTGGAGTACCAGGAGTCCCTTCATTCTTTTCTTCTGCATACCTTAGAACCGATACAGATATAAGTGGAGTATCAGTTACAGGAGGAGATTACACTTCTCCTGTGCCTACAACTACTGCAGACGGAAAAGTATGGACCGATGGAATTCCAGAAGGAGCCGCAGGATTATGGTATGTAAAATCTAGATTTGAACAAGGAGAAACAGGCACACATACTTGGCCAGCTCCATTAAAAATACTAGATAGTACAACTATTGAATTTCAATTTAGTACGTCTTTAGCAAAACCTACTGCTTATCCTACTTCAAAAGAAGGAGATGGTCTTTGGTTTGATACAGTCGACGAAGCGGAAGCAGGAGGACAAATAACAAAATGGATGGCTATTGCTAGTTTAACTGGTGAGACTTGGCCTTCTATATGGAATATAGTGCAAGTTACCGGAGAAAAAGGACCTGTTGGAGATGATGGGAGAACTTTTGTACCTAGTAGTGTATTTGTAAGATGTGATGACTTTGCAATTGCAAATGAGCTTTTTATAGGGCAATGGATTGATCCAGCACAGCAATTTGCAGTTACTGGGGAATACCCAACAATAATGTTAAACAGTAAAAGATATACTTTCTCAGACGGGATTCCTGAAAGAACAAATGATGGTAGTGTAAATGACTCTAACTACATTTGGATACTAAATGGAGTATTTAATAGTGTGGATCATGGAAGTGCTTTAAATCTTTTAGAGTGGGGTTCACCTACATTATTAGTAGACAATGCTTCCACAGATTATGAATATTCTGTTGGAGTGGGTCCAACACATACAAAGCCTCTAGACCCAGATGCTAATCCTAGTATTTGGTTTTCAGATCCAGATGCAATTGGGTTAGGAGATGGAGCATATTGGATAGCACAGAAAAACTGGTCAGAAGGTAGAGGAGCACCATGGAAAGTATACAAAATTAGAGGAGAAGACGGAGCAGATGCGGAAGGATCTGGACCTGCATTACCTAGAACGTACACTAGATATTACAATAACTTTAATGCTATGACAAACATAGCGGATTTATTTAATCTTATACCTTATTATGAGCAAGTAGATTTATTAGGAAACCCAGAGTTTATAGGGGATTCTAATTCAGCTTGGACAACAGCTAAAGAAGGGCCTACTATAGTAATAGCAGGGGCTCCAGGAGAAACGACATTAGGTTCCCTATATACAATGGTACATGAGTCTCACCCAGAATATACTGGAGATCCTACGGACCAAGACGGATGGGAACTTCCTGTTTTCCTTAGACCACCGGAACGCCCCGCTGTTGACTGGGGAGATATGACATACGGACAAAATCAATTTCCAACTACAGGTAATGATGATAATTATGAAAAAATGATTAGAATTAGATATGGAGATATAATAACTATCAGAAAAGACAACTTAGGAGAAGCCACAAAGTGGAATGAAGGGGACAGATTAAAGTATGTTGGAGACGATAATTACAACGAACAAGGGCATTCAGCTCCATGGGGGGTAAGAAGAGCAGACGATGCTTACAAACTAGTTTAATACAACTATAATGAGTAAAATATTCACAAAAGGTATAGTAAGTCCGAAAGGATTTGACATGTCCGCAGGAGAACCTGCTGACCAAAGGGATATAGTTGCTTATTATTCTGATTTATTAGCATTCACACATCCATACTTAGGTATGGAAGTGAATGTTAAAGAACTAGGATATGACAAATATAGACTAATTGCTTTCCCACATACAGTTTATAATAATTGGATTAAAATAGACGCAAGTGTTGTAGAAGGGACAGAAGGTCCTGCAGGTGCTGATGGGGAAGAAGGAGCTTCGGCTTACGATTTATATGTAGAAGATGGTGGTAATTTGTCACTTCTAAATTGGTTGCTTTCTTTAAAAGGTGACAAAGGAGATAAAGGAGATTTAGGGTTAAGAGGTATACCTGGTATAAAAGGAGACACTGGGGACACAGGAGGCGTAGGAGCCCCTGGAGCTACTGGTCCTGCAGGTGGAGGAGTCAGTTTAAAAGGTTCTGGAGCTTCAGCAACTATATTAACTATAGACGCCACTTTACCTGGATTAATGTATTTATCAACTGATGTTGGTGTAGACGGTTACGGCACTGCTGTAGCCCCAGGAGATGGATTAGTTTCAGACGGAACAACTTGGATTACTGTTGGGCCTATTAGAGGACCACAGGGAGAACAAGGAATTACAGGAG